CACAAGAACAAAGCCAAAGAGAATTGCGTGAAGAATGGGGCCGAAGTTACGAAGAAAATCTTAACAAAGCATCCAATGTTGGAAAACAATTTTTTGGTGAAGATGTGTTTGGTTTGCAAATGGCAGATGGATCAAAGCTGGGAGATAATCCAGCATTAATTAAAGGTCTATCAAAAATGGCAAGTGTAGTATCAGAAGATGTATTTGCTGGAGACAAAGACGCAGCTGCATCTAATTCTAATATGCAACAACAAATAAACGAATTAACTGCACCCAATAGTGCGTACTGGAACAAGATGGATCCTCAGCACGATGCAACGGTGCAAAAAGTTTTAGCATTAAGAGAAATAATCTCAAGCTAACCACTATTTAGAACAACTGGTTTACCAGCTCTAAAAGACAATAGGACAGACTATCACCTACCAGGTGTTAAATGTAAGACAACCCTTCGGGATAATTGGCTGTAAAATTAATAATAACATTAACACAACACGAAAGGACTTATTATGAGTTCACAAATCACAACTGCATTTGTAGAGCAATATTCTTCAAATGTTGCAATGTTGGCCCAACAAATGGGATCAAGATTGCGTGGTGCAGTTGATGTTGAGAGTGTAACAGGCCGTAATGCTTTTTTTGATCAGGTTGGAATCACAGCCGCAGTCTTAAAAGCATCTCGACATGCTGATACACCTCAGATCGACACCCCTCACAGTAGGAGAAGGGTATCGTTGGCCGATTATGAATGGGCTGACCTTATTGACGATGCTGATAAAGTGAAAATGCTTATTGATCCAACTTCTAGTTACGCAAAGGCTGCCGCTGCTGCAATGTCGAGAAGTATGGATGATGTAGTTATTGCTGCTTTAGGTGGATCTGCTTCTGCTGGACAAACTGGTTCAACATCAGTTGCCCTACCTTCAACATCAAAGTTTTCAACTGCTTCACAATCAGATGGCCTTACTTTGGCTAAAATGATTGCTGCAAAGAAATTCTTTGATAGTGGAGATGTAGATCCTTCAATCCCTAGATACATTGTATGTGGGGCTCAACAAATAGCTGACTTACTAGCAATCACAGAAGTGACTTCGGCCGATTTCAATACGATTCGTGCTCTCGTTGCTGGAGATATAGACACATACATGGGCTTTAAGTTCATTATGTCTAATAGACTAAGTTTAGCAAACACAGATGATAGATTAATCTATGCTTTCACTCAAGATGCTGTGAAACTTGCTATCGGGAAAGACATTACGTCAAAAATAGACGTGAGGCCTGATAAAAGTTATTCCACGCAAGTGTACAACTGCATGACCCTCGGGGCAGTTCGTATGGAAGAAGCAAAGGTTTTTGAAATCCCTTGTGATGAATAATAGATAGGAGATAAATTATGGGTACTAAAAACTCAGACTTAGTGGCTAATTACGAAGCTACTCCTCAGGTTGCTAATGATGCTGCCCTTTTACACGGAGTTATTCGTGTAGCACAGGGCACTATAGCACTTGCGGCTGGTGACAGTGATAACGATGATGTCGTTATGCTTGCACCAATACCAAGTAATGCTGTTGTATCTCAACTATTTATTGGTTCAGATACCCTTGGTGGATCGTGTACTTTCAATGTTGGAATTTACACATCTGCTGGAGTAGTTAAAGACGAAGATGTATTTGCAACTGCCGTAGCTGACGCTGGGGCAATGGCAGATGTTCGTTTTGAAGCTGCTGACATCAACACTGCTGGTAAAAAAATGTGGGAACTGGCTGGTGATAGTTCAGATCCAGGTGGTGTATTCTATGTAGCAGCTACAATGGCTGCTGCTGGTGGCACTGCTGGTGATATGTCTTTCAACATCCACTACGTTGTAAACTAAGCACTAAGCAAACTATGGGGGTAGTCGTTATGGCTACCCTCATACATTAAGAGATATTTTATATGAGTTCACAAGTCGATATTTGTAATGGAGCATTAAACCAATTAGGGGCTTCAACAATTATAAGTCTGTCAGATGACAGCAAAAATGCACGAATGTTAAATCAACGATACGATATGGTTAGAGATCGTGTGTTTCGTGAACATCCGTGGAATTGTTTATTAAAACGAGTCAGTATTGCAGCTGACGCAACAGCACCAACGTATGAGTATTCGTATGCTTATACATTGCCAGCTGATTGTCTAAGGGTGCTGCAAACATTTGAAATGAGAGATGATGTCGATTTTAAAGTAGAGGGAAGAAAAATTTTAACAGATGCCACAACAATGAAAATTTTATATGTGGCAAAAATTACTGACACCACACAATACGATACAAGTTTAGTAGAAACATTAACAGCTGCACTTGCAGCTGATATTGCATACGGCATAACTGGATCAACAACAATGATTCAGATTATGGAAGAACGATACAAAGAGAAATTAAAAGATGCACGATTTGCAGATGCTACCGAAGGTATGCCAGATGAAATTGATGCAGACTTTCCATTTATATCATCGAGGTTTTAATGGCCAGATCAGCCTATCCGTACACCAGTTTTACTGGTGGTGAATTATCAGATCAGTTAGATGGTCGTATAGATTTAGATAAGTACAAAGTTGGATGTAAGACAGTTGAAAACATGATTGTCTATCCACATGGTACTGCTGCTAGACGACCAGGCACTAAATTTATTGCCGAAGCTAGACGTGGTACAAATGGCACAGCTCACAGACTTATACCGTTTGAGTTTTCTACAACACAAACATATATACTTGAGTTTGGTGACGAGTATGTTCGTTTCTATAAAGACAACGGCATTATTACAAAAACTGGTTTAAACATATCAGCTATTACCAAAGCTGATCCAGGTGTTGTTACATCTGCTACACATGGACTGACAGCTGGTGATTATGTTATTTTAGATGGCATCGTTGGCATGACAGAATTAAATGGCCGACAATTTAGAGTTGGCACAGTTGGATCATCAACTACATTTCAACTATTAAATACTGACGGAACTAATTTTAATACAACATCATTAACAACGTATGCATCAGGAGGTGTAGTTTATCCAATATACCAAATTACATCACCATATCCTTACAGTGTTTTAGCTGATTTAAAGTACGCACAATCAGCTGATGTTATGTATATCACTCATCCATCGTATGCTATTCGTAAACTATCACGAACTGCACACACATCATGGTCATTTTCAACACCAACACTAACAACTGGAACTGATTTTATTGTATCAGCTATCACACAAGCCAATCCCGGAGTTGTATCTACAACCTTAGATAATGGTTTACGCAAGGGTGATTTTGTTACATTTGCAAACATTGGTGGCATGACACAATTTAATGGTGGTGTGTTTAAAGTTGGAGAACAAAAAAATAAAATTACTATCAGTGGCATTACAAAAGCTAATCCTGGTGTAGTTACGACATCAGCAGCTCATGGATTAATAGCTGGTGATAGTTTTGATGTCACTGATGTTGTTGGCATGACTCAGCTAAATGGCAACAGTTTTAAAGTTGGAACTGTTGGATCAAGCACCACTTTTAATTTACAAAACGGCAACGGCATTGATATTGATACAACTGATTACACAACATTTGTTTCAGGTACATTAACTGGCCCTGATCAACATTTTGAAATACAAGATAGCACTGGCACTAATGTTGATACATCAGGTTATAGTTCATTTAGTGGATCAACGGGTACTGTTACAAAACTAAACAATCCAGTATTAAACTTAGGTACAGATAATTATCCATCTTGCGTATCGTTCTTTGAACAACGATTAGCATTTGCTGGTACAAACAATAATCCGCAAACATTGTGGCTATCACAATCTGGTGATTACGAAAACTTTACAGAAGGTACAGATGCAGACGATGCAATGAACTTTACCATTGCTAGTAACAAAGTGAATGCCATACGTTATTTAGCTGCATCACGATCATTATTGATTGGTACAACGGGTGCAGAATTTTTAGTAACTGGATCAGATAGTGTTAATGGACTATCCCCTACTAACATTAATATTCGTAAACAATCTGCATACGGCAGTGCCAACAAAGATGCTATTACAGTTGGCAATCTTGTGTTGTTTATACATCGTGCCAAACGTAAGATACGAGAACTAACATATAACTACGATAGTGATAACTACATTGCACCTGATCTTACGGTTCTTGCTGATCATATAACTGAAAGCCTGGTTGTTGACTTTGCATACCAACAAGAGCCAGCTTCTATTTTATGGGTTGTGCGTACTGATGGTGTGTTAGCTGGATTGACATATCAACGTACAGAAAATGTTATAGCCTGGCATCGACATATTCTTGG